CTCGTTCTTCCCCCCCACGGCGATGCCGGGGGACCTTTGGAAGGTACACCATGGCAGCAGGCCCGAATGAGAAAGCCGTCCGGGCCACATTGCGCCACCTTGAGGTCAGCGTCGTCGACGACGCCCTCGGCCGCCTGGCGGTGACGCTGGCGAAAGCACTTGACGGTGACGCAGGGATGGCGACAGCGGCCATCTCTCGCGAGCTACGGGCAACGCTGAGCGAGTTGGAGAGCCGCAATGGCGAAGAGACCGACGACTTCACCGACTTCCTCAAAGAGCTGTCCACCCCGATGGTCGACTCCAAGAACGGACCGCCCAACGCTGGGTGGGAACGTCGCTCGGATAGCTGAACTTCTCGGCACACCGCTGATGCCATGGCAACGACACGTTGCCGATGTGGCCTACGAGCTCGACCCTGACACCGGCCGCCTGGTGTATCGGGAGATCCGCCTGACGGTTCCCCGCCAGAGCGGCAAGACCACCCTGATGCTCTCTGCCATGACGCACCGCTGCGTGGCCATGGGCGGCATGCAGCGGGTCAGCTACACCGCCCAGACCGGTAAGGACGCTCGCCTCAAGTGGGAGGACGAACACGTCCCGGTGCTGGAGCGGTCAATGTTCTCGGCGCTGATGCAGGTGCGCCGCACCAATGGCTCCGAGGCGATCCGTTGGAATGACGGCTCGATCTGGTCGCTGATGGCGACCACCGAGACCGCCGGACACGGTGCGCAGCTGGATCTCGGTGTGATCGACGAAGCGTTCGCCCTGGTCGATGACCGCCTCGAGCAGGCGATGAAGCCCGCCATGATCACTCGCCCGCAGCCGCAGCTGTGGGTGGTGTCAACCGCTGGCACCAACGACTCGCTCTACCTGAACGACAAGATCGACGACGGCCGCCTCCGAGCCATGGCCGGCGACACCAAGGCGGTGGCCTACTTCGAGTGGTCCGCCCCCGATGACGCCGACATCGCCGACGAGGCGGTGTGGTGGGAGTGCATGCCGGCCCTCGGCGTGACCGTCCCGATCGAGGCGATCCGCTCCGATTTCGAGTCGATGCGGGAACCGGAGTTCCGCCGGGCGTATCTGAATCAACGTCAGGACCGTGCGGCCCAGCAGCCGTGGCAGGTGATCTCCGAGCCCCAGTGGGGCGCCTGTGAGGATCCCCGCTCACGCATCGAGGGGCCGGTGTCACTGGCATTGGATGTGACCCCGTCACGTTCGATGTCGTCGCTGTGTGCAGCTGGTCTGCGCGCCGATGGCATCGCCCATGTCGAGGTGATCGGGAACCGACCGGGCACCCAGTGGGTGTTCGACTGGTTCACCCCCGAGCGTGTGCGTGAGTACCGCTCGATCACCATCGATCCTGTTTCGGCCGCTGGCTCCATGGCCGGCGACCTGCGCCGACTCGGCCTGCAGGTCAACGAGATCTCGACCCGCCAGATGGCCACGGCCTGCGGCAAGTTCTTCGACATGGCCGTGGCCGGCAATGTGCGCCACATCGGCCAGCCGCCCCTGTCGGGTGCGGTCGCTGGCGCCAAGCGCCGCAAGCTCGGTGATGCCTGGGCATGGCATCGCCGTGAAGTCTCCGTCGATGTGTCGCCGCTGGTGGCGTGCACGTTGGCCCTGCTCGATGTCATCTCGCCCGAGTTCGCATCGGGTGTTCCTTCGATCCTCGACCCGTGGGGTGAGTCTGTTGCGTGAATCACTGACCACGGTTGTCGAGCTCATCGGTTGTGCGTTGATCGTCGCCGGTCTCGCCATGGTGAGCGTTCCTGTGTCCGTGATCGCCGCCGGTGTGCTGGCGATCGGCATCTCCTTCCTGGTGGCAGCCCGATGAGTCTCTTCGCGAAGCGTGCCGCCATGGCACCCGAGCCGCTCTATGTCGCACCGTGGGTCACGGCGCGCAACTGGTCCGGCGAGGATGTCGACGAGACCAGCGCCCTCGAGGTCTCCGCCGTGCTGGCCGCAGTGTCACTGCTGGCCGACTCGGTGGCATCACTGCCGCTGCGTGCGATCCGCCACGTCGGCGATCGCATCGAGCGTGTGCCGACCCCGGCATGGCTCGATGGTTCGGCGACCGTGACCCGCTACGAGCTGATCCACATGATCGTGTCGTCGCTGGCCCTGCACGGCAACGCCTACGTCTTCATCGACCGCCGTGACGGGCTGCTGCCGGTGGCGCTGACCCCGCTGCATCCGTCGAACGTGCAGGTCACCGTCATCAACCGCCAGCGGACCTACACCGTCAACGGTGCCACCATCGGCCCCGACGAGATCCTGCACCTGCGCTGGTGGACTCCCCCGCAGGCCGCTGTCGGCCTGTCCCCGATCGCCATGCAGAAGACCACCATCGGTCTCGCCCTGGCGATGGAACGCCACCTCGCCCAGTTCTACGGCGAAGGTGCCACCCCGTCGTCGGTGCTCGAGGTCGAGGGTGATCTCACTGCCGATCAGGCCAAGGCGCTGCAGGCGACATGGGAGACCCAGAACCGTCGCCGCCGCCGGCCAGCCGTGCTGACCAACGGCATGAAGTGGCGCTCGATCTCCGACGATGCCGCCTCCATGGAGATGAACGCATCACGCGAGCTGCAGATTGCCCAGGTGGCCCGGATCTTCCGTGTGCCGGCCTACATGATCGGCGCCCGTGGCGAGTCGAACACCTACACGAACAACGAATCTGCCGGCCAACACTTCGTGACCTACACGCTGCTGCCGTGGCTGCGCCGCATCGAGACCGCCCTGTCGGGTCTCATGGCTGCGCCACGTGAGCTGATGTTCGACACCGCCGGGTTCCTGCGTGCCGATCAGATCAACCGCTACCGCGCCCACCAGGTCGGCATCATGTCGGGCTTCCTGACCCCGAACGAGGCGCGCGCCGTTGAGGGCCTCGAGCCCTACGAGGGCGGCGACGAGTTCGTCATGGCCCTGCCTGGCGCACCGATGGCAGGTCCCGGTGAAGATCCACCCCCCATGGGCATTGACGCGGAGAAGCCCGTCTGATGACGGCCACCGACGAAAGGTCCCCCATGGAAGAAACCCGTGACGGCGAGGTCGAGGGCATGTACCCGCTGACCCCCCATCAGGTCGCTCAGATCGAAGCGGAGAGCTCGGTCGTCGAGGTGTTCGGTCCCTACGATCAGGGCTCCGGCCCCGACGGCGCCCACTACGTGGCCGCCTCACCGTTCGCCGCTGATGGTCTGGTGTGCTCATCGTGCGCCTACTACGAGGGCCCGAGGGCGTGCGAGATCGTCGTCGGCGACATCGACCCCAACGGGATCTGCAAGAAGTGGGTGATCCCCGCTGCGCTGGTCGCCGGCTACGAGCCCGCCGACATGGCACCGGAGGATCCGGCTCCGATGCGGTCGATCACGATCGACGAGGAGACCCGCACCGCCAACGGTCGCACCGTCGAGTTCCGTGCCATCGATGGCCGACTCGAACTGCGCGAGGCCGGCGACGGCATGCAGTTCTCCGGCTACGCGGCGGTGTTCAACTCCGACTCCGAGCCGCTGCCGTTCATTGAGCAGATCGCCCCTGGGGCGTTCAAGCGTTCGCTGAGCTCGGGTCGTGAGATCCGCATGTTCAACAATCACAACACCGATCAGGTGCTGGCCACGACCCGCAACGGGTCGCTGACGCTGACCGAGGACAACCGTGGCCTGCGTGTCGAAGCGCAGCTGCCCGACACCACCCTCGGTCGTGACCTGTCCACCCTGATCGCCGATGGCACCGTGCACTCGATGTCATTCGGGTTCAGTGTCCCCAGGGGCGGCGACTCCTGGTCCGAAGATGGCAAGACCCGCGTCCTCAACGAGGTCGTGCTCCACGAGGTCTCCATCGTCCAGGGCTTCCCCGCCTACCCCGAGACCTCTGGTGCATCGGTTCGCACCACAGATGAGCCTGCCCAGCCGGCAGCGACCGTCCCGGTCGCGCTGCTGCGCAGGAGATTCGAGTTGGACGCCAAGCGCGTCTGACCCGTTCGCGGCCCGGATTCGTGCCCGGAGCGCATTGCGCCACCACCACGAACACCACCTGCATGCAGCACCCACCATCCATCCCCTTGCCATTAGGAGGCAGCCATGAGCGACGAGCTCATCAAGCGGCTGACCGAGAAGCGCGCCAGCGCATGGGAGCAGGCCAAGGATCTCCTTGACGCTGCCACTCTCGAGAACCGCGATCTGTCGGCTGAGGAATCCGCTCAGTTCGATCGCATCAACGAGGACATCGACGCCCTCGACGCCCGTGCCAAGAAGATCCTTGAGGTCGAGGCCCGCGAGCGCGCCATCTCCGAGAGCCGTGCGGCCCTCGGTCTTCCCCAGGACTTCACCCCTGCCGAGGTCAAGCAGGCCGAGTCCGACGCCGAAATCATCCGGTCCATCGCTGTCGGTGAGCGTCGCGCTGCGTCGTTTGAGCACCGCGATGTCACCACCGGCTCGACCGGTGCCCCGGTCCCGACGAACTTCTACAACCGTCTGGTAGAGCAGCTCGTCCTCCAGGGCCCGATGCTGGATGCCAACGTCGTCACCATCCTGACCACCGATTCCGGTGCGAACCTCCAGATCCCCCGGACCAGCGGTTACACCGCCCCGGCGATCACCTCTGAGGGTTCGTCGATCTCCGAGTCCGATCCGTCGTTCTCGGCGTTCATCACCCTCGGTGCGTTCAAGTACGCCGCCACCTTCCAGCTCAGCCGTGAGGTCGTCGAGGACTCGGGCATCAACCTGCTCGACTTCGTCGCACGTCAGGCCGCTGTGGGCATGGGCACCGCCGTCAACGCCGGCCTCACCGTCGGTACCGGCACCACCCAGCCCAAGGGCATCGTGGCAGCTTCGACGCTCGGCGTGACCGGTGGAACCGGTGTCGCTGGTGTGCCGACCGCTGACAACCTGATCGACCTGGTCTACAGCGTCGGTTCCCCGTACCGCCGTCGTGGTGGTTCCTGGCAGATGCGTGCAGCGACCCTCGCTGCGGTCCGCAAGCTCAAGGACACCACCAACCAGTACATCTGGCAGCCGTCGCTGCAGGTCGGCCAGCCCGACACGCTGCTCGGTTTCCCGGTGTTCGAGAACCCCGATGTCGCCGCAACCGGCACCGGTGCGAAGTCCGTCATCTTCGGTGACGCCTCTTCGTACTACGTGCGTCAGCGCCGTGGCATCGAGGTCGCACGCGACGACAGCGTCGGCTTCGTGTCGGACCTCATCACCTTCCGCGTGACGTGGCGTGGTGACGGCAACCTGCCGGACACCGCCGCTGTCAAGCACTTCATCGGTGGCGCTTCCTAACCACCGGTAGCAGGTCGTGAGCTGGGCCGGCGCTTTGCCCGTGGGCGCCGGCCCGCTCACTCCACCTGGCTTCACCCACTGGCTGACACGGGAACAGGAGTCATCCATCATGGGCAACAAGAGGAACCGCAATGCTGATCGAGATCAACGGCTTCATCACGGATCTACCGGACGAGATCGGCGAGGCGCTGGTGCTGGCAGCTCGCGCACATCGGGTGGAACCGGAATCCTCATCCACTCGAACGCCCCGTGGGCGGGCACAGGGTACGGCGTCCAAGCCGCGAACCTCACCCGCCAGATCAAAGCCACCGGCCGCCCGGTCACGTTCTCGAGCAACTACGGGCTCTACGGCGGAATCACCGACTGGGAAGGCGTCGAAGTCCTCCCCAACGGATACCACCCCTACAGCTGCGACATCCTCACAGCGCACACCCAACACGCCGCGCAAACGACAGGCGCCAGGACCGCGCTCCTGACCCTGTTCGACACCTGGGTGTATGAGTCCGCCAGCATCGATGGGATCGATCTGGTCGCCTCCTGGGTGCCGATCGACCACCTACCGCTGCCACCCAAGGTCGCAGCTTGGTCAATGCGGCCGACGGTCATGTCGATCGCCATGAGCCAGTTCGGACTCACCCAGCTGGAGCGTGCCGGCATCGACGCCGAGTACGCCCCTCACAGTGTCGACACCGACACCTTCCGGCCCGGCGCCACCATCGATGGTGCGACAGGCCGAGACATTCTCAAGATCCCCGCTGATGCGTTCGTGGTCGGCATGGTCGCCGCCAACAAGGGCATCGCCCCGCTGCGCAAAGCGTTCGGCGAGAACCTGCTGGCCATGGGCGAGTTCATGGCCCGGCACAGCGACGTGGTGCTGTACATGCACACCGAATCCCGTGGCGCATCCATGGGCATCGATCTCAAAGCGCTGGCCACCGCATGTGGGATCCCCGAGGATCGCACCGTGTGGGTCGACCAGTGGGCCTACTACGCCGGCCTCGGCCCCGACATCCTCGCTGCGATCATGGCGTCACTCGACGTGCACCTGCTGTGCAGCCGAGGCGAAGGGTTCGGGGTCCCCGTACTCGAGGCCGCCGCCTGCGGTGTCCCCTCGGTCGTGTCGGACTTCTCCGCCCAACCCGAGCTCGCCGCCGACTTCGGGTACCTCGCAGCCGTCCAGCCCTACTGGGACGCGGCAGCAGCCTCATGGTTCGCCACCCCCCTGGTGCACAGCATCGTCGAGCAGCTCGAGGACGCATACGTCACCGCACACACCCCTGAGCGTCGCTCCAAGGCCCGCCAGCATGCCGAACAGTACGAACACTCCAAGGTGTTCGACGAGCACTGGCAGCCGATTCTGCAGCGCATCGATGAGCTTCTCGACGGAGAGTCCGCATGACCATCACCAACGGCTACTGCACACTGAGCCAGCTCAAGCAGGTGCTGCGCATCACCGACACCGTCGATGATGTCATGTTCGCCGACCGCATCTCGGAAGCCTCGAGGGTGATCGACGACTACTGCAACCGCCGGTTCTACGCCGACAGCTCCGCCACCGCCCGAGTGTTCGTTGCATCTGAATCGTCCAGTGTTCTGGTCGATGACATTGCGAGCACCACCGGTCTGGTGGTCAAGACCGACACGGCCGGCGACGGCACCTACGCCACGACCCTGACCGCAGCGGACTTCCAGTGCGAACCGCTCAACGCCATCAGCCGTGGTGTGCCGATCACCCGCATCGCCACCACAGCCAGCGGCCGCTTCCCCACCACGCTCGCCCCCGCCGGGGTCCAGGTCACCGCCAAGTGGGGCTGGCCGGCGATCCCCGAGCCGATCCAGTCGGCCTGCGTGATCCTCGCCGGGCGTCTCGTCAAGCGTGGTGACAGCCTCCTCGGCGTCGCCGGGTTCGGCGATCTCGGCGCCATCACCGTGCGCTCCATCGATCCTGATGTGCAGCGCATGCTGGCCCCGTACCGGGTGCTGGTGGTGGCCTGATGGCCGGCAGTGGGCTCGACATTCAGGACGGTCTGGCCATGGCGCTTGCCACCATCCCCGGTCTGCGTGTCGCCGATCATCTCCCCGAGCAGATCAACCCACCGATCGCGGTGATCCAGATCCAGTCGGTCACCTACCACCGGGCGATGCGCGGCGGCCTGTCCACTTGGGAGTACGTGGTCAGCGTCGTCGCCGGCCGTCTCGGCGATCGCAGCGCACAACGCACCCTCGATGCGTGGATGTCGTGGGACGGACCGCAGAGCGTGCGTGCCGCCCTCGAGCAGGACCCCACCCTCGGTGGCGTCTCATCCACCGTGAAGGTCAACGACATGCTCGCCGTCCGCCCTGTCTCACTGGGTGACGCCGCCTACCTGTCGTGCGAGTTCAACGTCACCGTCAACGCCTAAGGAGCGACATGGCGACCTACAAGATCATCGGACCCCACCGGGTCTGTGAGCGTCAGCCAGGGGAGACCCTGACCGACAAAGACCTCAACGTCGAGGGGATCAGCATCGATCACCTCATCGAAGCGGGTCACCTCGAACCAACCACCAAGCGCAGCGCAGCTGCCGAAACCCCGGAGGACTAGTCCACCATGGCTATCGTCGTCACGAACGCAATCGTCACCATCGGCGGTGTGGACTTGAGTTCGCACATCACCAAGGTGACCCTCTCAACCTCGGTCAACGAGCTCGAGACCACAACGATGGGCAACACCGCCAAGCGCCGTGTCGCCGGTCTGCGTGACTCGACCGTCGCGATCGACTTCAACCAGGACTTCAGCGCCGCTGCCGTCGAGGCCACCCTGTACCCGCTGGTCGGTTCGACCACGCAGGTGGTCGTGAAGCCCAACGGATCCACCGCTTCGGCCACCAACCCCAGCTACACCTTCAACGTGTTGTGCACCGAGTGGATGCCGCTTGATGCGCAGGTCGGCGAGCTGTCCACCGCCAGCGTCACCTTCCCGGTCGACGGCACCATCACCAAGGCCACGGCCTGATGGCGGGGCTCATGCGTCTACGGGTCGTCCAGAGCAACGGCGATTCGTATGAGCTCAACATCGGCCCGAAGGCCATCGTCGAGGTCGAGCGTCACTTCTCGAAGTCGATGTCACAACTGTTCAGCGCAGACAACGCCTCCTACGAGGCGCTGTGCTACGTGGCGTGGCGCGGCTCCCAGCTGGCGATGAAGGTCGTCAAGCCGTTCGATGAGTGGCTCGGCGAGATCGACAACATCGAAGCGGTCGATGAGAAGGCAGTCCCTTTAGGGACTCCATGACGTTGTTGGTGGCCCAGGTCGCTGTGGCCACCAACATCAGTCCCATCGATCTGCTTGAGTGTCCACCCGAGGTGTTCAACGCCATCGTCGTGGTGCTCAAGGAACAGGCCCGAGAGGCGGAGAAGGCGAAGTCACGGAGGTGACCCATGGCACCACGAGTCTCACTCGCTGACATCGCTGCCCTCGGGAAGTCCTCGCCGGATCCCAAGGACTCAATCCTGATGGAGTCGTCACTCAAGGGCTACAACGACTTCAAGAAGGCGCTCAAGGAGTTCGACTCCGCCAACGGCACCGGCATGCGCAAGGCCATGGACGCCGAGATACGTAGGTACCTGAAACCGGTCATCACCGACGCCAAGTCGCTGGTGCCGGCTTTGCCGCTGTCTGGGTGGCGCACCGGTTCCGGTCGAGGCGCCAGCAACAAAGGTGGCACCCTGCCGAACTACGACCCCGACGCCGTGCGCAAGGGGATGGTGATCCGCCAAGGCCAGAAGCGCAAGCGTCGACCCGGTGAGGCAGTCGTCTCGGCGTGGGAGCTGCGCAACATGGACGGTGCTGGCGCCGCCTTCGAAGGCGCCGGTCGCCTTGGTGGCAAGAGCGATCAGGGCCGGCGCTTCATCGCCGCCCTCACCCTCTACCACGGCAAGTTCCCACGGCTGCTGTGGCGCGCCTGGGGCAACGCTGGCGGCGACAAGAAGATCACCAACGAAGTGTTGGCGATCGTGAAGTTCTACGAATCCAAGTTGGAACGCGAGCTCCGAGCGGCAAAGGGCTGACCCATGGCAGTGACAATCAATGTCCTCTCGACGTTCAACGACGCAGGCATCAAGAAGGCCCGCGGCGAGATGGACAAGCTCAACAAGAAGGTCAGCTCGGGCCTCTCGTCGGCGACCAAGACCGCCGGTGCCATGGGTGCTGGCGTCCTCGGCGCGGCTGGAATCGCCATCGGCGGCCTGCTCGAGATCGGCACCACCTTCGACGGGGCCTACGACTCGATCCGAGCCAACACCGGCAAGACCGGCGCCGAGCTTGAGTCCCTCAAGGGCTCACTCCACACGGTCGCCACGACCACTGCCACCTCGTTCGGTGAAGCAGCTGCCGTGATCGGCGTTCTCAACAGCAAGCTCGGACTCACCGGCAAGCCACTCGAGGATGTAACCAAGAGCCTGATCGATCTGTCGAACCTGACCGGCACAGATCTCAACGGCAACGTCGAAGCCGTCTCCAAGGCGTTCCAGAACTTCGGAGTGATGGCCGAGTACCAAGCGCCTGCACTTGACGTGTTCTACCGGGCATCTCAGCAATCAGGCGTGTCGGTTACAGATCTCGCCAAGTCAATGGCTGACACCGGCGCAGTGCTTCGAGCATCAGGCTTCGACTTCCAGACCTCGACGGCGTTCCTGGCGTCGCTCGGGAAGGCCGGCATCGACGCTGGTGACGTGATGCCAGGGCTGCAGCGCGGGTTGAAGAACGCTGCGGCAGCCGGCAAGGATGCGAACACATATCTGAGTGAAACCTTCAACGCGATCAAGAACGCACCTAACGAAATCATCGGCAACAAGATTGCTTTTGATGAGTTCGGCAAGTCAGGCGTCAAGATGGCGCAATCGATCCGTGAGGGCAAGCTGTCCTATGACGACCTCAAGGCGTCTATCGGTGAAGGCGACACGATCAGCAAAGCGACCGAGGACACCGAGGACTTCGGCGAGAAGTTCACCAAGTTGAAGAACCGCATCATGGCGGCCATCGAACCGTTCGCATCCAAGGTGTTCGACAAGGTCGGCGAGGCGATGGACTTCATCGGCCCGAAGATCGATCAGGTCACGAAGTACCTCGAGGAGAACAAGGGCGCCATGGCTGCGGTGCAGATCGCCATCGGCGCCATCGTCATCGCATGCGTGATCCTGACCGGGGCGATGATCGTCCTGGCGATCGCCGAGCTCGGCGTCACCTGGCCACTGCTACTGATCATCGTGATCGTCGCCCTCGTGATCGCCGCCTTTGTCTACCTCTACACGAAGTTCGAGTGGTTTCGCGATCTGGTTGACCTTTGGGTCAAGTTCCAGATCGCCATCTTCCAGATCCTGTGGATGGCCATCCAGTGGGCTTTCAACGCCATCTGGGATGCGATCCAATGGCTGTGGGACAAGTTCCTCTGGATCAAGGACAAGCTGTCGACAGTGTTCGACAGCGTCAAGGACGCGATCATCGCAGCGTTCAAGTTTGCCTTCAACATGGTTGTGAAGATCTGGAACGGCACCGTCGGTGGTCTCGGCTTCGATGTGCCCAGCTGGGTCCCCGGCATCGGCGGCAAGTCCTTCAAGGTCCCCGAGCTGACCGAGTGGGCCCACACCGGCGGCATCGTCGGCGGCATGCCAGGGGCGAACGTCCCGATGATGCTGCAGACCGGCGAGATGGTCCTGTCACAGGACCAGCAAGCGATGCTTCTCGGCCGCATCAACGGCGGCGGCGGGGGCGGCAACGTCATCAACGTGAACGTGACCGTGGCCCCGACCGCCGACAAGGCAGCCGTCGGCCAAGCGGTCGTCGAGTCCATCCGTGAGTACGAGCGCAGGTCAGGATCGGGGTGGCGAGCAGCATGAGCCAGGCGTTGTTCGACGGCATCACAGCAACGGTCGAGATCGGGTTCTCCACCGCAGCCGGTGCGAACACCGTCCCCTTCGGCGGACTGCTGGCCGACATCACCTGGACTGATGTCACCGCCTACGTGCGCGGGCTCAGCTTCCAGCGTGGCCGATCCACCGAGCTCGACCAGTTCCAGACCGGCTCGGCCTCGGTGGTCCTGTCCAATGCTGACCGCCGGTTCGACCCGCTCTACGCCTCATCCCCCTACGCCGGGTCGCTGACCCCGCTGCGCCCGATCCGCATCACCCTCGAGCACATCGACGCCACGTCGACCACCCAGACCATCCCGGTGTTCTTCGGATACATCGACGGGTGGCCGCAGTCCTACGAGATGTACGGCGACGCTACCGTCACCATCAGCGCCTCGGACATGTTCAAGGTGCTCAACAACCTGGTGCTGCCGGGCGTGTGGGGCGACACCATCGCCAGCGAGTTCCCCTGGGTGTGGTTGCGGTTCAACGACGGCGAGGTGCAGAAGCTCACCAACCAAGGCGACGAGCAGAGCGTGTGGTGGTGGTCCGATCCAGCCGTCAACGTCCTGTCCAAGGTGACCGGCAAGTCGGTGGCCGGCCTCATCGCCGACGATTCCGATCAGGCCGGCGAGTTCACCGACGGCGCCTATGTCCTCAGCGGCAACTACGCGGTCATGCCGGCCCCTGTGGATCTGGCGATCGAGTTCTGGTTCTCCACCACCCAGAAGGGGTCCGACACCTACAGCCTGTGCCGGCTCGGTACCGGCAAGTCAGCTGTCTACGGCCACGTGCTGTCCTACCTCGACTACGGCGTGGTGCAGTTCTGCATCGGCGACTCACTGAGCGCATCGTCCACGTTCGACGTATGGACCTCGAGCGTGCTGGTCAACGACGGCCGACCGCACCATGTGGTGGTGAACTACGGCACCACCCCCGGCCTGTACGTCGACGGGGTCGCTGCCACCAAGACGGTCAGCAACGTCGCCACAGAAACGATCGCAGGAGGCGTCTCCTACGGCGGCATCGGTGGCGACTTCTATTACACCAGCACCTACAAGGCATCGAAGACCTTCAACGGTTCCGTCGATGAGTTCCTGATCTGGGCTGACAACCTGACCGAAGCCATCATCGCCGAGCACTACACCATCGGCCTCGGGACCTTCGCCACCGGCGAACGAACCGACCAGCGTGCCAATCGCATCCTTGACCTGATCGACTGGCCGACCGATGGTCGCGATCTCGGCACCGGATTGACGACGGTCCAAGGGATCCGCACCTCAGGCAAGACCGCGCTGGCAGCACTGCAGGAGGTGGAAGCCGCCGAGCAGGGCATGTTGTTCGCCGGCGCTGACGGCACCATCACATTCCTGACCCGAGACGACTTCAACAAGGCCACCACCGCCGCCACGTTCGGTGACAGCACCGGCGAGGTCGGATACCAGGACATCGTGATCGAGCAGTCCGACGCTGACATCGCCAATCAGGTGAGCGTGTCGCGTGCCAACGGTGCAACCTCCACCCAGATCGACGCCACCTCGCAGGCCGCCTACTGGCCGCGCACCCTCGAGGTCACCGATCTGATCTGCGACGACGATGCGTTCGCCGAGCAGCTGGCCAAGGATCTGCTGCGCCGCTACAAGAGCCCGCAGACCCGGATCCGGCGCCTGTCGGGCACCATCCGTGGTCGCAGCGCCGCTGATCGTCAGATCATGTTGGATGTCGGCATCGGCGATCGGGTCACGGTCAAGCGCCGACCCCAAGGTGTGGGTGCTGCGATCTCGCAGGATCTGCAGGTGCAGTCGGTCAACGGCGAGGTCGGCACCGACAACCTTGTCCTGTCGTTCGATCTCGGCCCCCAACCGACGCAGGGCTTTGTTCTGGATTCGTCGACCAACGGTGTGCTCGGCACATCGCGTCTCGCCCTCTAAGGAGAACCGCCGTGGGTGGCTTCAAGAAGTGGAACACCAACGATGTCCTCACGGCATCGAACCTGAACGAGT